CAAATATCAGCTTCTTAGCCTGAAGACCTTTTGCAATCTTGTCAAGCACTATTGGAGACTCGTTGTCGAGCTGCTGAAACTTAATCTCTGAGCCGTTGTAGAGCTTCATGCCCATGTCTTCTTGCTTGTGTATAATCTCTCCTATCGGGTCATGCGGCTGTTTCTTGACAGCGCGGTCTACGAGAGGATACATCTTCTTGAGCGTGTCTCCGACTTTGCCAGCACCCCAAAAATCGCTTACATTACGCATAAAACAAACTATTTTTGAGTTATCGTTTCTTGATAAATAGTCTATCGGTGCATAATACAATGCGACAGTGTTATGTGTAACTATATAATTGTTAGTAATATATAAGTGGTCTTTGTTGGAGACCATTATACATTGCGTCTCCATTTTGCCTACATATTCTATATTTGTTATCTTAATATGGTCATTAACATACTCACACCTTCTGTTTTTGAGTGTTTCTATATATGCTTGATGCTTTGCAATATGTTTTTTACTGCTAAACACTGCATCGTTTGTGTGTATTCGTATGCACCACTCTCCTTCACGAGATTCAACAACAGTAACTACATACCCCAAGCTTCTACATAATTCGATAAAATCATCTTTCAACCTGACGCTTGTTGTCGAAAAACGTACTCTGTGCTTGCTGTCAACGTTGCCATCGCTATCCATCAAGCCTTTCAATAACTCCATACGTTGTTCTATAGAAGAATTGAGATAGTCTTGAGGGATGAATCTGTTTCCAGAATACGTGTTGAGTCCGTAATTTTCTATAGAAGTTTGGACTGCAACTGTATTGGCGTTCTTGTGAAACCAATTGTGATAGCTTGTACTGTTATGGAGATGGTATGTTGTATGAAGCTTTTCTGCTATCTTTTCAATAATGTCTTGCTCGTCGTTAGAAACCGTAAGCAAAGTACAACCTTTTACACCGTCACCAATCCAAACGCCAAGCACATAAGGGTCTATTGGCAAGTCTTTTTCCACTCTACAAATTGCATTTGCAACAGGAATAAAGATGCTTTTCTCTTTTTCTATATATTCTTTTATAATATCTTTTGTAGTCTTTACATAGAACGATGGAGAACCATTCTTTCTATGCTTTTGCATCATAGTTTTTGTCCTAACCATCCAAAGATGGTCTTCGTCACATTTTGTAGTCCTGCCGTCTGATGTTGTGACGCGATATACTGGACGTAAGCCTTGTGGATAGATGCCGATAACAACAGACTCTTCTTTATTCAATGGAGCAACAAGTTTGTCGCCAATCTTGATGTCACCCATCTTAACCCAACCGTCTGTGGTCAATATAGGTTCATCAAGTGGCTGCGCTTTGCCAGAGCCAGTCGGCCCAGCAAGTACAACAAAGTCAGCATTGGAGCGAATGGCGTACTTCTGATTTCCATCCTCCAACGGAGCAAGCACTATGTCGTTGCGTTTCTTTGCCATATCTTACGGAACAGAAATTTTAATTTCTCGTTGCAAAGATACACATTGTGTCAATGTGTCGTAAATACATTAAGAATAAAGTTCGTGTCGTTTACGCGCTTTATCACAAACTTATTACAATATTATATTTCGTGCGTACGCATTTGTTCATAAATTTGCAACCGAACAATCGTGTTCACATAACCAAAATAGGAGAGAACTATTATGACAAAAGAAGAAGTTTTGCAGAGAGCAAACACTTATTGTAGCGAGAGAAGCTACGACAGCGAGACTTTGACAGATGATTTTAAGGACAAATTTGCTGAGTTCTTCGCAAAGAAGCACGAGGCAGCAGGAATCGACGACGACGGCATCCTTGACGAAATCAAGTTCAATCTTGACACGGCACGGAGCGCAGCAACGAAGGGACTTGCAGCCAAGCAGAAAATGTTCGAGTCGAAAGAGAACGACTACAAGAATCAGATTGAAGAGTTGAACAAAAAAATTGCCCATCCGAATCAGCCGCAACAGCAGCAGTTTGAGATGCCTGAAGAAGTCAAAGAGCAGCTTGCGGAGCTCAAGAAGTTCAAGGACGAAGAGGCCAAAAAGAACAAGTTCAATGAAATCGTAGGATTGGCAAAAAAAGACATCAGACAAGACTTGCACGGAGAGTTCGATGTTTTCATCAGAGACTACGAGGTCAAGGACGATGTCAGCGCCGAAGACCAAGCAAAGAGATTGCATTCGCGCTTCCAAGAAATCTTCAAGAGCAAGATTGGCGACATCAAGCCGCTTGCTCCGAAACAGGTTCAGAAGCAAGAAGACGAGTTTATCGACGCACTGCCTAAAGTAAAGGTACAGTAGTGTTTAATAACTAAAAGTTTAACGATTATGGTAACAAACTTAGCTTATTTCTATGAGTCGTCACGCAAGGTTCGTGGCGGCAAATGGGTGTGGGTAAAGGATTCCAACGGTGAGCAGCGCGGCAACGTACTGCTTGGCGGTACTATCCTTAATCCCAAGAAAGGTTTCGACCGCTTGTATGCAGCTCAGTTGGTGCAGTACACTCCCGCACAGGGTTGTCTCATCTTCCGCTCGTTCAAGGTTCAAGCAAACGCTGCCAACAACGCCACCACAATCTATGTTGAGGGCGACGGTTACAGCGATGCTCCCGAGGTCGGAATGTATCTGATGATTGCTCCCAAGACCCTGAAGTCTGGTGGTGCTATTTCTGTTGCTTCAACCAGTAAGCTCGATGTCGCAGACAGCAAAGTCGACCTTGCAGACGCAACGTTCACTGTGACTACTGGCGACATCTCTGACTACACTGGCACTTATGCAAAGGTGACAGCAGTGGTGTTTGATGAGACAAACAAGAAGTTCCAGCTGACGCTTGAGAACGCTCTTGGCACTGCCATCACAACCGACACCATTCTGGTTGAGGGTGACGCAGCTGCTGACGCAGCACTTGCAGAGCCTACAGGTTCTTGTAAGGTTCTCGTTCCGAATCCCAACACATTCATTGAAGCAGACCGCGATTTGCTTCCGACTGAGGGATACGGCATCACTGGCACGGCCAACTATTCTATGTCAGCCGTTTACAACAAGCAGGCTTGGATTGCTCGCATGCAGCCACTGCCCGACTACGTTCTTGCAAAGAACAAGTCATACATCGACGGCATTTTCTGGATTTAAAAGAAGGAGGAACAGATTATGGCAAATGCACTAAAATTTCAGTGGACTTCAGATGAGGCTATCGAGAAGCTTTATCAGAGAGGTTTCTTAGGTGGCGGCAGCAATCAGGGTTTCTTGCAGACCCTCATAGACCGCACCATCGAACTTGACGAGAATCAGTTCTTCTGGCAGGAGTGCTTCCGTGTGGAAGGCATGGAGTACCAGATTGAGCGCGGTCAGCTGAAGCAGAATCCCGCTTGGTCTGTACGTCAGAAGATTCAGCGTACCGTTCCTATGGCCGACGCAATGGCTCCTCTGTCTGAGACCATGCAGCTCGACGCTGAGGGCTACGAGGTTAAGACTGGCTCTATCTACCAGTATGGTAAGGGCTTGTTTGAGACTTCGATGTCCAAGATGGAGCTTCAGGCTCGCTTGGAAGAGCTTGGCTCAGACCAGTCTCTCGTAGAGGGCTACGTGCGCGGCGTTGCTGACTTGATTAAGTCACACATGCTCACTGCGTCCAACATGGCTGCAATGACTCTGTCTCGCGGCGGTCAGTATGGTAACACCATCGCTCTGACCAACATCGCTGGCGGTACTGCCACGACTCAGGGCTTCAGTGGCGTTGTCACCTCGCAGGCTGCTTACATTCCTACCGCCAACTTCAAGACTGCTGGCGCAAAGGTTTGGACTGCCTCTGACTGCGACATCCCCGAGCAGATGCGCAAGATTGAGATTGACTTCCGTCTTGCAAACCAGATTCCCGACAGCGTAAGCTTCCAGTGGGACATCACTTGGGATATGCTGATTAACGTTCTTCTGAAGAACGCAGCATTCATCAAGGAAGTGAACCGCTACATCTCGCTCTATGCTCCCGACAAGGTCATCGTTGTCACAAGCGGTCAGTCGAGCACTACCGTCGACAGCATCACCTATCAGCAGCTTGTCGAGTACAGCCGTTCGCCCATCTCGAAGATTGCGCCCATCCACATCGTCCGCGAGCAGCAGACCGTACAGGGCATCACCACTTACCACACCGTCAAGGGTTGGAAGGCTGGTGTCGCTGTTCTGCGTCCTCTCGGTATGGCTGGTGTCATTGTTCACGCAAAGCCTGCTGATGTCGACCTCATCCAGAGCGGTGAGATTAACAACACCATTCAGGCTTCTGTTGCAAAGACGCAGGGCTTCCTCTATGTCATCAACAAGGTCGTTCCCAACGGCATGCTCAAGGCATACCACACGGACGTTATCGGACGTTACGCCACAGTGCTTGACGAGTCGATGTACCACGTCTGCGTAGACACGACCACTGCTGACCAGTAATCCATGTCTTTAGTAGGTTAGTTTAAGTTTAAGTTTTTAAGTAGTTGTAAAGATGACGGTATTAGAATGGTTAAAGGCTTCGACGACGTATACTCGTTTCGACGACAACAATCTCATAAAGATTGCGCTTGACAGAGGCGTAGACCCAGAGGATGACGCATACGACGACACAAAAGTGACTAAGCGTCTGAAAGAACTCATGACTGCAGACATCATATTTGCTGCCGTTCTGCTCAGCCCCTCTAATACCTCATCCTTGCAACAGTCTCACAACGGTTATCAGAAGACAATCGGAAGTGAGCAGGACTTTTACCAAGACGACAAGATTAAGTACGCTATAGGCATATACAGCATTTATGGTGACGAGAGAGCCGACGTTCTTGAGAATATGCAGAAGAAGATACGTTTCGTACCGATTGAAGACGTGACAAGCTTATGACGAGAGAAGAGATTGTTGAATACCCGTACGAGGGCGTCATCACGCGAATCGTCGAGGGGCATGGTGACAATGATGACGAAGAGCTGACTGTCTACGAAGGCGTCATGGACGAGCACATGGTCAGTGACGACGAGGGCAGAATACTGCAGACCGCGTCTTACATCATATCCATACCTCTCACAAAAGACGACAACGACGACTACATCGTTCCTCGAAAGGGAGACAGCGTTTCTTTGACTCGTTATGGCGAAGAGCTGAACTTTACGGTTGACAACGCAGAGCCTTCTCAGCTGATGGGGATAAGTGTATACTGTACACGCAAAGACTGGAACTGAGCATGAAGAAGTCGAAGGTCATAGGGTTGAGTGCTTACACGAAGCAAGTCGAGAAAGACTTGATGAAACTTTGTGTTGACAACATTACCGAATACCTTATCGGCTATGCGACAAACACGATTCAGAAGCTCGGTGAAAGGATTGGTTCTTACAACAGCAGAAACAACATGGACGACACTGGCAACCTGCTTGATTCTCTGTGTTGGGGCGTGTATTACAAAGGCGAAGCAAAGCAGACTGGATTCTACAGACCACAGAAAGCAACAGAAAAGTCTTATATGCACGCATGGTCTCGTGTTTCGTTTAAAGAAAAGGAGGGACTAAGAAAGGGCGAGTGGCTTGAGAACATGGATGCAAGCGAAGATGTATACGGTCACAGATTTGCAGAAGAGTTTCTAAGCAGCTACAAAGGCAAGTACACTAAAGGGTGGCAGGTGTTCTTTGCAATACTTGCTCCGTATTGGGGGTATTGGGAATCTGGATTTGTTCAGAAAGACCCATACGGCTTTGGAACTGCCCGAGCATACCACAAGTTTGCTGTCATGACGGAGCTCTATGACGATGTCAAGAAAGACCTTGGTGTTCAGCCTAACCTTACAGTGGCTAACATTAGGTACACAAGCTTCAAACTGAAGCGTAATGCAGAAAGGAACTATTATTGATGAGTTATGGTTGAAGAGTCGAGAATCGCGATATACGAATATCTGAAGCCGCTGTTCAGTGGCGTGACTGAGAACATCTACCCGATGCGAGTCCCTACTGACAACACGACTGACGACACGACAAACGGTTTTATCGTTATCAAAGTCGGCAGCATCAGAGACGAGTCTGAGTTCGACCTCCAGACGTTCGGATGGGTTCGCTGTTACGTTACGGCTTACGTTCCTCAGAAGAACAGAGGAAGGCTCGACAAAGACAAGTACAAAGCGTTCGAGGACGGAATCAACGCAGCCATACGCTCTGAGATTGAGCATCCGACATCCGACGTCTACTACATACAAGGCGACGGTATTCTCTCGATGGACGACGATGAAGATACGAACAAAGGCAACCAGTACAACGTATTTGTCAAGTCGTTCATAGTCACCATAGACGGTGTAAAGGAAGAAATCAGCAGCGAAAGCTCTGATGATTCAGAAAATACAGACAATAACAGTAATAATAACTAATTAAAGAAAGGGTAAAATTATGGCAAAGAAAACAACTTTGAAGCCGATTTCTCTGAAGTACGGTACTGTAGGCGGCGAAGCCACAACCGAACTTATGGGCGTGTTAAAGGGTCTTGCAATCGCTCAGGACGAGCCCGACTCTACTGAGATTGAGGCCGAGTTCTACGATTCTCCGTTTGACATCATCTATCAGGGCAAGCCTGTGACGATGACCTTCGAACTGGCCAACTATGGCCTATCCGAGCTCGAGCCCCTGTTCGGTGGCGACTCGGTTGCTGGTGTTGCAGGCACTTCTCCAGAGTACTACGAGGGTGCTACCGCAGCAAAGACCACAGAGCACTCTTGGGAGCTTGCATTCGGTCGCGGCTTTGGCAAGCTCTACATCTACAAGGGTCTGACTATTGGAACCCTGAAGAAGGACGCAGACGGTGCTCTGAACTTCAGTGTGACCATCACCTCGCTCGTGTACACCGACACCACGGTTACTCCGAACGTCGACCACATGTACAAGATTATCGGCGACACTCCGTCTGCATAATCTTGCAAATGAGAAATAACAATTCTCTGTTTTCGTAAGCGTGGGGGTGCGTGATGGGTTCATCCCATGTGCGCGCCCCTATCTTATTGAAAGCAGAACACCAAAACGCAAACGAAATACAGAAGATGAAGAAGAAGTTCGACAACAAGAAGAAGACGCAGGACACAGAAGAAGAGAAGACGCTTCCAGAGTTCTCCATAGACGTAAAGCGCAACATTATAGACATCATCAACGATTCTCCGTCGCTCGTGAAGCTTGGAGACAAAGAGTACAGAGTAAAGGATATGCGATACTATTCAGTGTTCCGAATCTGCAGACTCGTGACAGATATGAGAAAAGCAGACGAGACGCTTGACGACGACAACAAAGTAATCACAGCGCTATGCACTGACTTGGACGCCATGTGCGAGATAATGGCAGTCATTCTCTGCAACCATCGCTTCACGCCAGACAGAGAGAATGCTGACGAGAAGAACGACAGGATGATAAGACAGATGAAGACGAAAGTCATGAACTCGACGTTCGACGCAAACCAGTGGGCAGCGATAATCTTAGGAGCGATACAGTCCATCGACTTGAGTGCTTTTTTTTTACTCAAAAAATCGGTGAGTACGCTTACGGATTCACTGCTGATGCGCAAGAGGAAGTCAATGGAGACAGCCTCACAGTTTATGGAAGCACTGTCATTGCGGACGCAGCAGACTTCATCAAAGCCTTCCCACAGTACCGATTAGACGACTACCTATACCGTCTGTCGTGCGCACAGATACAGTTCATGGCTGTAGACAACACGCATACCAAGTACCTGAAGGGCGCTGACAAGGCAGCTTGGAACAACTACAAGGAGGCGTTGGATGCGCAGAAGAAATTGGAGGACTTCTACACGAGTCTCGGAGCTAAGAACCTCAAGGCAGGTGAAGAGTATGAGATTCCAGTTCACGGAAAGAAATAATATTAACTCTATAAAATAGATAGCAATATGCCAAACCCGACGATAGTAGCAGCAAGTCTTTCAGACGGCGTACTGAAAGACTCCATCAAAAAGCTTGTTGATGAAGTTAATGGTTCTGTAAGCAAGATGGCTGAAAATTTCAATACAGCCATCGGAAGTATGGAAGCAAAATTAAAGTCTCTTGGAAACGTCAAGATTGACTTTGGAGGCACATCGTCTGGTGGTGGAACAAAGAAAGTTGTCAACGACCAAAAAGAGCTCGATGCAGCAGTCAACAAAACTACCCAATCCATAAAAGACCAAAATCTGACGCTTGACCAACAAGCATCGTCGATGAAAAGCACTATGAGAAAAGCCACCGACGACGTCGCAAACTCTTACGACAACCTTGTCAAACAGATACAGCAGAAAGCTCAACTGATGGACATGCGCTACGCAGTAACTCCACTACAGGAGCTCAGAATGCGGCAGCACGAACTTGAGGCTGGCATGCGGACTGCATCCGAGAATGCTGTAAAAGCAAAAAATGATGTCAATGAACTTGAAGCCGCAATTGCCAACTACAGACGTACAATGGAGTCTTTGCCAAAAGACCAACAGGGCTTTGCAAATCGTCAAGCAATCCAAAAAGAAATCAATGACTTAACCGTATTGCGTGACGTGGCTGTTGCAGAGCAGAAGCAATGGACTTCTGCCGTCGCAAGACTGTCTGCAGAATACTCTACAGTCAACGCAGAAATCAATAAAGTTGGCCAAGCCCTGATAGACGAAGAACAGAAAGAGAAGAAAGTAACTTCCGAACTTGACAGACAGCTTCAGAAAATTAGTGAGATTGCTTCCCGAAAAGAGGCCACTCTTGCATTGAAGAGCATATCTGCGATGGAGTCGTCAGACCTTGACAAAGCATCGGCAAAGCTTGAAAACCTGAAAGCCCTGAAAGACAAGGTCAAAAATACGGACTTGATGTCTCAGAAGGGCATGCAAGAGCTTGACTCTTGGATTAAGTACACAACCACGCTTGTTGAAAGGTTTACAGCGAAGACGTCGCGCGGCGCTAAAGAAGACGAGGATGCCATAAGAAAAGCTGCAGAAGCAGAAAAGTTGTGGGCTGACAAGGTGAGGCAAAGAGGCCAAGTCGCGCAAGAAACGTCGAGAAAGATAATTCAGATGCTCAACGAAGAGGCTCAAGCTGGAGGAAAAGGCTTGATGGGCTTCTACAAGGTAGACGGAAAGGACATCAACGCCGTAAGAGACTTGCAGAACGCCATCAAAGACATGCAGCAGCAGTACAACCTTATGACAGACACAGAGAAGGAGTCTGCCATCGGAAGAGTCTTGAAGCGTGATATAGAGAATGCAAAAGCCGCAGCTGGTGCTATATCTGCATACAACAAGGCTGCATCTGGCGTTGCCACAAACACGCGAGACGTTGGAGCAAAATCAGTAATAAACTACGAGATACTGAGCAATGTTCTTAAAGAGCTCACTCAGCAATACAGAAACATGTCCATTTCCGAGATTAAGGCTGGTAGCGCAAACGTCATTGTAGACAAGCTTCAGAGGACAAACCGTGAGCTTCAAGAACTTCAGAACAGAATGAACAGGCCGATTAGCCTTGAAGCTGCCCTGAGAGGCTCTGAAAGGACGCTTGACGACATTGCATACAAGATGCAGAGGCTTAATCTGTACAAGCAGGGCATAGACCTCACAAAGCCGGGCGCCGACGTCGAGATACAAAAGGTTGATGAGAAGCTTCAGCAGCTTCAGCGCGATGCCGATAAGTGGCTTTCAAAGTCGAAGAACATGATTGAGGCAAACAACGCTCTTGGCCGCTCTTGGAACTACATGAAGAACCGATTGGCGTTCTACTTCACTGTAGGTGCAAGCACTCAGTTTGTCAAGAACCTAATCGACATACGCTCCCAGTACGAGATGAACGAGCGCGCCCTTGGAATCCTTATCAACTCTGCAGAAAGAGGAACGCAAATATTTAAGGAGCTGTCAGACATGGCTCTCGTTTCCCCATACACGCTTATTGAGCTTTCAAATGCAGCAAAGCAGTTGACTGCATACGACATTGCCGCAAAGGACGTCGTTGACACAACCCGACGTCTTGCAGACATGGCCTCTGCCGTAGGCGTGCCTATGGAGCGCCTCACCTATGCCCTCGGACAGATTAAGGCTTACGGCTATCTCAATTCTCGTGACGCTCGAATGTTTGCAAACGCAGGCATTCCGCTTGTCAGAGAATTGTCGAAGTACTACTCAGAGTTGGAGGGAAAGGTTGTAAGCGTCGGTGACGTGTACGACAGGATGAAGAAGAAGGCCATCGACTACAACTCCGTTATGGCAGTCGTCACGAAGATGACTGACGAAGGAGGAAAGTTCTTCGACTTCCAAGCAAAGATGGCCGACACTCTGAAAGTACGTCTTGCAAATTTGAACCTTGCATGGAACAACATGCTCAACGACATGGGACAGAACACACAAGGAGTTCTTACGACTGGTATAGGAGCATTGCGAGACCTCTTCCTTCATTGGAAGGATATAGAGTCTGCCATGCAGAAGGTTATATGGGCGTTTGGACTATGGAAGTCAGCGCAAGCCATTGGCCTTATATATATAGGAGAACTAAACACAAAGATGGGCGCGCAGATTCTCCTTGGAAAGAAGCTCGGTACAACTCTTGCTTCTGCAGCCGCGTCAACAAAGTCGTTTGTATCAGGCTATGCAATGGCTGCGTCTGCATTGCTGATGGTTATTGCAGACATAATCGTTACGTCGCAGAAAAACGCAGAAGAGATACAGCGTCTCAACAAGACGATAGCAGACGGAGCAAAAGAAGCTTCAGAGTCAATGTACAACTTTATCCACTCGACAGAGATGGTAAGCGCAAGGATGTCTGCAATGCAAGGAAAACTCTCTGCAACAGATGCGACAAAGACATGGGAAGCACTGCGTGAACAGATAGAACTATCCGCCATGTCAAACAAGCAGCTTATAGACCAGTTACTTCTTATCCCAGACATGAACAAACGCGTCTCAGAAGCGTTTACACTTGCAGAAAGCATACAAGAAGCAACAAATAAGCTGATAGGTCTTGACAATGAGTTGAAAATAACTCAAGACAGTATTCTGTGGGGTCTGTTTGGCGAAGGATTGGCAGAGGATATTGACGATTTTAACGCAAGGCTTGAAAGGTCTGCGGCCACCGAAAAGTTATACTTCGAGAGCACTGGCAGTCTTGTCGGTGATGTTATAGAAGGATTCAAAGGATTCTTCAGTGACATGAAAGAAAAACTTGGAAGTAGTAGAGAAGAGGCAGAAAGAGAGATACGCAACTTTGCCATAAACGCTGCAGAAGCAATAAGAGAAGAACTTGGAGAAGAAGGTCTAAAAGATAAAGTTCAAATCAATGAAGCAGTTGCTCGCGCTCTTCAGGCAGTTGAACAGACATTCCCTCAAATAAGAGGTAAGGGTAAGGTCTTGTTTGAGACTATGTTCAACGACATCATGGCAAATGAGTTTGAAGGCTCTGTAGACCGTCAAGCATACTACTACAACAAATTCTTAGAGCAACTCAAGAAAGACCACGGAAGCGCATTCGGAGATGTTACAGATGAGGTTCTAAAGGATACACACCAATGGTCTTCCGCTCAACTTGATGCAATAAACAAAACCGCAGACAAATTAAAGGAAGACTTGCCTGCCGCATCACAGGATGCAATCGACAAAATTCTTGACAATCTTAACAAAACGGAGTTCAAGGTTCGCATTGTCGCAGAGATGGCTACCTCGTCTGTAGGAGAGGTTGAAGAAAAGTTTAATGAGAAATTCATTAAGAAACCTTGGATTGCAGACCAAAAGGAAAGGGAGAAGGCTGAAAACGAGGCTGCTCAGAAATACGGAAACTTGAGGCGCAAGGCTACAGAAAGCAATGTAGAGTACGAAAAAAGAATCAGCGACGAGCGTAAGAAGCAGCTTGAGCTTTCGCAGAAAAACGCAGACATCATCAAATCCAACAAAAATAATCAGGATGAGTACTCAAAGGCGGTCATAAAAGACGCGGAAAAAGCGAAAGAGGCTGCTGATGCATGGCTGGAGGCTGCTGACGAAGTGGAGAAGGCTGGAGGATATGACTTCAGTACAAAAAAAGAGCGTTCCGCCGCATCAAAGGCTCAGAAGGCCGCTGAGACAGAGCTTCAGAAATCCCTGAAGGAGGAGCTTCGCCTCATAGACGAGGTTCGTTCGCAGTACAAGAAGCTTACGGACGCAGGCGTCAGCAGGGGCATTGCAATGGAGACTGTCACAGAACAGTTCGAAAATTCCATAAAGCACATCAACGAAGTCCTCGGCAAGAACGGCATGCCTAAGTTCAATATCAAGTCGTTTGCAGGGACTGACGACCCGCACGCCATGATGGTCATGCTGAAGAAGCAGATTGACGCCGCGAAGAAGGTCACTTCCATCAAGCCTGAGGAGATAACGGAGCTCGAGCTGAAGTACAGCAAGGTCAAGGTCGACGCTGAGGCATACGACGCGACGAAGATAAAGAAAGGTCTCGACAACGAGCTTGGACGTCTGAAGGACGAATACGAGCTTGCTGTGGAGCTGGACGCCAACCCAGAGCTCGGCAATATGTTCGCAGACATGTTTGACATAGACTTGG